TTATTCCCTTCATGAAAACCTCAATATGTTTGATTATTTATATGAATAATCTTATTTTGCTATTCGTCAAGAAGTTTTTGTTTTCTTTTAAAATATTTACTTCTGCATACTTTCGGATCGTATCTTTTTGCGGCCTTTACCGAAGTGCATTGTTTACATATAGCTCGCGGGATTCCCCGCCTCTTGTCCCAATAGAATTCTGAAAACTTCTTAATATCGGAACATTCTGTGCAATCTCTTATCTTGTTTTTATAATCTATCATTTTCAAAATGCAATGTCATCATCATAAAATTCTTTATCACAAAAACTTTTATTTGCGATATGCTCCACTTCTAATTTCTCGTTTACCTCTGAATCTTTTTGAAAAACATCGTCCTGCTCAATTATGTAATCATCTACTTCCAGGGATACAGGATTATATCCGGAAAGAAATAATCCATCAAGACTGGTTATGCGGGATAATGCCACATATCCCATGTTCTCGACAAATGTATCTCGAAGGTCAAGATTTACATAGTCAAATGTTGATCCCTGTGCTTTGTGGATCGTAACAGCCCACGCCAGCTTCACCGGATATTGCACAATTGAAGCTACAACTGTATCACGATGCAATTGTTCGCTGTATTCCTTCATTTCCCATTTGAATTTATTTAACTCAATAGTCTGTCCGGTTTTAAATATTTTAACATGGATCACACCCTCGTCAAATGATTCCATGCTTTCAATTTCTCCAAGTGTACCATTGCAATACCTCATTTTAGGGATATCGTTTACAATAATCATTACCTTCGCGCCTACTTTTAAGATTAAAGTTTCCAGGGCGAGGCAATTCTTTTTTAATTGCTCAATTTTAAAATCAATTCCTGATGAAGTCATGTTCGATATAAATGATTCCGTTTTTATCTTGCTGAGCTGAACCGAATTCTCAATATCTACATTCACATTTTTGCAGTATAGATTTACTCCGAGATGGAAATATTTTGTGTTTTTAGATAATTCATTTAATCTATTTTTTTGATTATCGGTTACCGAGTTTTTCCTTACGTTGTTCAGGATATCAACAAATTCGGTATCGTTTTCCTGGCGATATATTTTTTGAAGATAACATGTTTTTAGCTTTGCCTGACCCCACGCAGCGGATTGAAAGCAATAATTTTTACTGTTATCTTTGTTTACCGGCGGCAATTGAAAGAAATCTCCGCTTACAATTACCTGCATACCACCAAATGAGTGCTGATTGCCCTTGATAAATCTGCAAACTTCATCAACCATGTCGAATCTGAAATCATGAAGCATTGATATTTCATCAATTATTAACGTGTCTGCGTAGAAAATCCTACCGTAAGAATACCTATTGTTTCTGAGCTTGTAAAGGTCTTCCTTTTGCAACTTAGTCTTTATCCCAATGCCAGCCCAGGAATGAATCGTAGTTCCTCTGAGATGAACACCGGCAACACCTGTACTCGCTGTAACCGCTACTACGCGACATTCAGAACGTAGTTCATGTATGATTTTATTAAGAGTGTACGTTTTACCCGTTCCAGCGCGTCCTGTTAGAAAAATATTCTGACCTGCTATGGCTAATTCAATTGCCTTTTCCTGATCCATTGTTTCCTCTTATTTATAAAGATCTACATCTTTCACTCGGTCAACCATTTCCCCGTTTACCATTACCGGTAATGATTCCTCTGTTGTATCCACGAATGTCCCGTCAACAGCTTTTTGAATATTGACTGCATCACGTGTTATATTTTTTATAGATTTTATTTTATCGCGGAGATCATTTGATGTATAGATTGCATCAAGCGTTCCCTTTGAATCTGGAAACCCGGATGATGATGTGTTTGCGAAGTAGCAACCCGTTTCCGGGATATGGTATATGCAACTATCCTGCTGGTGTTCAACTAATTTTGCTCCAATCAGCGCAGGATTGTAAACGTGATCTTTGCATCCCATATTGAGTTCAGCATCCGGAATTATTTTTTCATGCAGCAGGCATTGCCTCTTCCCGTCATTGACTGGTTCCGAGTATCGGCATGTTTTGCAGTGAACTTGAGGAAATGCTCCACTATGACAAATATTATGATAATCGCAAAATCTGCAAAGATAATATTCTGGATCATCGCTTATCCTGTCCGGAACATCCCAGTTGTTGAAAATAATAACTTTTGCCTTTGCGATTAAGTCTTCGGCAATTGATCGATTATATTCCGTTCTAATACTCACATATTCTCGTCCACCTGGAGCGGTTACGGTTAGAAAGTGCCGATCAAATTTCAACTCGTGCATATAGATGATAGCCTGTGCGTAATATGTGGTATCCCATTCCGAAAGTGCTTTTTTTTCGCCGTGTTTTTTTCTTAGATCAATAAGTTTTTTCAGCTTTTCCTTGTTTACGCTTTTATGTTCCCATGTATGCCATGTTTTAGGAGCTTCTATTATTCCTCGAATGGCACCATCGCAATGACCACGGAAATGTCCGAGTAGCAGGCTGAACCCGATTTGATCCTTGTCGTCTTTATTGGAAACAATTCTTGAACCTATCGTATTTACAATTACCCCTGATGCCGTTGTATGTAATTCTATATACGGCAATAGTCTTAACCGAAACGCCATTAAATCTTCCTGGATGAACCCATCTTCGGTACTCTTTATACCAGGAGCCGCCCATTCCCTACTTTCAGAATTTCGAAATGAGTAAAATAGTTTCCTCCAGCATGGTTCACCTATTTCACTCATTCCGAGATAATTACGTGGTGCCTCTAATGCTTTCCTACGCTCCAGCATTACATCGATTTCGTGAAGTGTTTTATCAAACTGTTCTGATGCCGGAAGTAGTGCCATTATATTATTTTTCTCCTATTTCTATTTTAGGTTCTTCCTGACGGAAAAGCTGATCAATTAATTCCTGTTTCAATCCACCAAGCTTCCTAACCTCTTTCGCCAGTGTCCAGGAAGGCTTAAATACATATTTTCCGATTTCTTTAGGATCGAAACCCTTTTCCTTGTACACTTCGTCCGGATCTTTTACTTTACAATCCCATTTCCCGCTTTTCAGTGTTACCAGCATTTCGATGCCGTCGATGCCGATGAACGGTAATTTTGTTGCATTGCTTGCCGTTAGTCTTTTCGTAAGATAGAATTCCAGATTCTTTTTGATTTCATACGCCTGTCTTGCGATTTGCGCCGTAGCCTCGATTGCGGCGGCAAGTACTTCATCTGAGTATTCATCCGGTTTTTTTACAATCTTTTTTACGTCTTCACCGCCGATTTTAATCTTTTGCAGTTTCATCGTCATCGCTCCCTTTCCCTAATTCTTTTTTCTCTGATTTTATTTCTTCTTTTATAATCATCTTATTCTCCCTATTTTTTTTCTTTATACCCTTCCAAGTAACTTGCTACACCCAATACGACTGCACTTGCATAAATTATTCTCTCCGATTCTGTTCTGAATTCCGAAACTCATATTTCATAAGTGAACTTTTGTTTTTTGTGTTTAATGATCTATCCTAATAATTCCTGCTTGTTTACAAAATTTGCATCTGCACGGAGCCTCGATTCGTTCTCCGGACTCATCTTTCGCATGCCACCTCCATGTGTCTTCTGCTCCCATGAGACAAGGTTCTTTTCCCTCTTTTATCGCCTGATCTTGCACTCTCCTTACATATTCATAAAAGGACTCTATAATTTCTTCATCTGTTTGACCGTTATCAAAAGTATAATGCGAAAACCACGTTAGACACCACGTTTCACTTTTTATATATTTATGATTCATTGAAAATATTTCAATATTAACATTTTCGTGTTTTTCTTTTAATTTTGTCATCCATCCCAAACATTCAATATCTAAGTCCTGTTTTGTCTGTTCCTCTTTAAACATCTTGCTATAACCAGAACCATTCCATATTCGTCCATCTGGTAATCCGTGATTTGGCATATCGCAAGTGGTTTTATCCTGAATCCATGATGCAGTAAAATCATAAATGGGATATTTTATTAAATTTATCATATTATTTTACACTCCCGTAATTTGGTATTGGTATCACCTTACCGTAACGCATTGAAAGATATCAACCTTTCTCGGATTTGTTAAGCGAATAAGAGTTGAGCCATCGATGAAAATCCTGGACAGATATATCTGGACACCTGCATTAAAACTTAATCCGTCCCTGTTAGGGATAAATCTTTTCTCCATAGTGTCGGTGTTAAAGATCCACAAATCAAAGAACATACTGTCGTGATAACCATTTGGAAATGCTTGCTCTTTTGCATACATATGGAATATGTCTGCTGTCTTTAATTCTTCATTAATAGAGTATTTATTAAATACACCTATTACTCTTTCGTAATTTATTTTTTTGTCTTTTCCCATGTCATCCCTCCGGTTTTCCTTCTTCTTCAACGCGCTTTATAAATTTTATAATATCTTCGCCAGCCCCAAGATGTTCGGTTCTGCAATGGTACAACCACTCGTCTTTATTTTTCTCGAAATCCTTTAGGCATACCGGGCACTTAAATCCCATCTCATCCCTCCAGTTTAATGTTTAGTTTCTTGTTTCTTCCAAATAAGTTGCAGTATTTCTCCGGATTCAATGCATTTTATATGCGTGTTTCTCCACTCCGCAACACCTTCCCCGATTTCCACGATTCCTTTAATATATCGGAAAGAGAATCCTCGGTGCATTAACCCCTCCATCCAGTCTTGTATTTCTTTTCTGTTTAATAAAATCTTATCCATCTTCTACTCCGGTTTGAACTATTTCCATCACGGTTTATACGATCCATCGCCGGAATTAAGTGCTTCGTCGAGTGACGGGTTTATAGTGATCACACGTTCATTCCATCGCTTAATCGCAGTTTCCTTCCTCATGAAAATAGCTCCCCAACCGCCCTTGCATCTCAAACATTTAATGGTATATCTATCGTTTGTTGTGTTGCACTTGTTTAAAAATGGCTCTCCCCCACAGAAGGGACAAGGCTTTAATTTTAAGTCTTCCATGTTTCAATAACCTCTTTTTTTAATGGTGTACGACGATTCCATTCTCCTATAATTACATCTTCCGAAGTGGATACTGAATTATCTTTACTACTTGCTTTGCATATATCACAATAAGCATAATGAGAGTTTCCGTTTCTGTAAATTTTTATTTTTTCTGATCCACAGAAAGGGCATGGCTTTAGGTTGTCCATATTACATAACCTCTCTTTTGTCGTTTATGATCTTCCCGCACTTTTTACAGTATAGATGAAATTTCTCAATTTCATCGCATACCGCTTTTTCTACAAACAAAGATGTTGAAAGAGTTTTATGGATTTTACTTTTTGTAATTATTGCCTGATACTTGTGGCTGCATTTGTTTTCCATGATTTCACGTTCCTTTATGATTGACATTTCCCCTTTTCGTGAGACATGCTACTCACATAATAAATCTTGTCAATACAAAAACAAATTTATTTTTAACAAAATTTATAAAAAAATTATTGACAAAGTTTTTATTCTATTAAACTGTAACTCAAATCAAAAAAACTATGCGGAGGTACTATATGCCAGCAGACACATCGGGCAGATTTACAGCCTTGCTCGATCCTGTATTAAAATCCGAGATTGATAAATGTATTCTGGAAAAGAAACGATTTAAAAATTTCCAGGATGCATATCGTAAAATTGTTAAACTCGGATTCGAACAATTCAAAAAGGAAAAGGAGGGGTAATGGATTTAACAAAACTTGGACACAAAAGAGTCGATTCACCCGCAACAGGTGTCATCTACGGTCCTCCCGGTATCGGGAAAACCTCGTTCGCAATCGGAGCTAATGCCAGCACAGATTACAAGGTTGGAAAACCAAACCATATTCTTATGAACCTTGATTTCCGTGGAGCGGACCGGCTGATCTGTACCAGGATGTTTGATTCTCCAGTGGAATCCGTAGACGCGATACAAGAGGGATTCAAAGCTCTCTATGAACAGGAACATGAATTCAACTGGCTCGTTATTGATGACCTGTCAACTGCCGAAGAAATTTTCACGAATGAGGTGTGTAAAGAGCACGACGTTGACAATCTGAAACGGATTGAATATGGTCGCGGCTATGAACTTGCTCGTGTGAAATGGCATCGGTTTTTCGAAATGATTCGATCGATTCAGGAAGCAAAAAAAATC